CTGCTAGGGCTGTAATCGTAAATACCCTGCGGGTTGCCTTCCTCGGGCATATTGCTGACCATTGGCGGTGTGTATACGAAAGATGGCGCGCTCGGTGTGTAGTTATAATTACCTGCGGGGTTGCCGATCGATGCCAAGCCCCTAGCCGCCCGATCTGCCTCTTGTGCTAAGTACTTTAAGGTATCGGCCGCTGCCAATTCTGCCTTCATCTTGGCTGCGTTAGCCTCATCAAGCTGCGCCATGCGCTTAGCAGCTGCATTTGCATCCTCATCCATAATGGTAAGCAAGCTGCGGATGCGTGCCTTTTCAGCTTCATCGGTCGAGTTAGCCAGGGCTGTCTCTAGGTTAATGCGGTCTACGTCAAACTTCTTTTTTAGCGCATCTAGCTCTGCCTGTTTTTTCTTAGCTGCTAACTCAGCTGCAGATAACTTTTGCTTTTCCTTTTCCGTAGTGTTTTGCTTCTTGATCGTAGCAATTAACTTGGCACGCTCAGCCTGCTCCGGCGTAAAGTACATCGATGTAGGGCTAAACGGTGCATTTTTTAACCGTTCATCGCGGCCTACTTTAGCCAGGTAGCCGCTATTCATAAATGCGCTAAAACCTTTTGCTAATAATCCCCCGGTCTTGGTCTCATTTTTTAATCTGCCAAATAATGTGGCTACGCCTAATAAGGCATCAGATGAGCTTTGAGCAAATTTTTCCATTTCGGCTGTAGCCTGAGTAATGCCATCGGCATCGCCTAGCGCCGAGATGCTATCTAAAATGCCCTTGCCAATAATCTCCTGGACATTGGCAGACGAGACCGCTAGGGCGTTCATTTGACCTGCATAAGTCTTAGTTGCAGCTAGCGCCTGGCCTTTAAAGCGGCTGGTCAAGGCGGCCATGATCTTGTCCATGTCACCGCTAGCTAATGTGGCCTTGTCCAAACCTGCGCCAAGCCGACTCAACGCTGTAGTCTGGCCGCCGTATGCTTTTGCCAGCGCTTTTGATACCTGTTCGACTGAGGCAGATGTACCTTTTGAAACATTAAGCGCTAGTTCTAATCCCTTTTGGGCTGTAGTAAGTGATCCGGTGGCGTTGAGCAAGGTCTGAAATGCTGGCTTTAGCTCGTCATCGAGCACCTTGTAAGTATCCTGCAGCCTCGATATAAAGCCTTCTGTGGCTATCGTGGCAAATCCGTTGCCAGTATTTTTAAGGGCTATGGCTAGCGACTTGGCTGCCTTCTCATCGGCTGCAAACGCTTTTACGGATGCCTTGCCAAATGCGTAAATTCTTTGGGCTGCAAATAAGGTGACAAAAGATTTAGCCAAACTATTAGCAGTTTTTTGAAATTTTGTTAGTTGCTTCTCGCCCTTAACTAAGGCTGTTCCGTTCCATTTGGCAATAGCCGCGACTACGATATTTGCCATTATGCGGCCGCCTGATATCTACCCATAGCGCTGCCAGCATTAAATTGTGCGACAGCTGTATTCAAAGCCAGGTTTACAGCCTGAGCAGCCTTACCGTTGTCCTCATCCCAAGCGCGATAAATTAAGCGACCGCGCTGGTCTGTGTTGCCAAATCTAGGGTCAGATGTGCCACGTGTGCCATATAGCGGCCCAAGTGGTTCTAAGAATTGTGCGCGGGCATTTGGATTAAGGCTGCGTGATGGTTTGCGAGATGCAGCTAAACGGCCAGATGTCTCATAGATAGCACCGCTTGCAGATGTGTTAGCGATGTAATGTGTAACCTGAAATCTGCGTCTGAATTTAGCGCCTGCTACTTCGCCAGAATTGTTAGCACCCTGACGATAGATAATGCCTCTGACAACTTCGGACTGATCGTATTTTGGAAATGCCCGGTATTTTCTAGACTGTGGCCCAAACGCATCTGCCTTAGTCCAGCCGCTAAGCATTTCACTATTTGCAGGTGCGTAGCCCTGAGCCTTATTTAATATAGGCATCATGGCATTTTTTATCTGCATATTCATTTGCTTGGCTAAGTCAGGATCAAACTTACGCATCGCTTTAAGAGTGGCCTGTACGCCTGTGACGTTTACTGGCATTGGCTCGCTCCTTCGCTCGATCTCCTAATACTTGCAGTACTGCCTTAAACATGATCTCATCCATCGCCAGGACTTGATCGGGGCTAATTTTTAACTCGATAGCCAGACTAGCTACCAAATATGTAAATGAACCCCGATCTATCCTTTTGGGCTTTCATCCTCGATCACTTCGACCGAGATTAAATCTTTGAGGAAATCATCGCCAAAAGGCGGGATTACCTCGGTACGCATTAGCGCATTGTGAGCCAGCCAGTATAAGTCGCTATTTTTTTCGTGCTCGCGTAGTTGCTTATACAGGCCTTGACCTGCGTATTTTTCAAAGGCCACCTCAACCACCGGGGTAATGCTTACGATGCTTTCCCCTGTAGCCCTTACGATCTTTAGTCGTGCCATTGTTTGCCCCTTAGTTTGTTAGAACGGTGTAGATACTGAATAAGCTACTGCAGATGTGCAAGTGAAAGTCATAGATGAGCGTGCAAAATCCTCTGGCCCGCCAGTACCGACAGGTGTCAAGTTATTGACCAAGATAGATACTGTGTAGGTAGGATTTGTTGCGCTTACAGCTGTGCCTTTTATAGGTATAACTATTGCAGTAACGCTTGTGCCGTATGCGGCTTGCAAGGTTGCCTGGACTTTTGCAGCTGCCCAGTCATTAAGAAAATCTACGGTTAACGTAGATGCTTCTAAACCTTTTGCAAATTGGTGTGCAGTCGCGCCCATCGCTGTGGTCTCAACTTCGTCAAATGTCTGCGTAAGAGTAATGCTCGTTACGTACTCGCTAAGGTCTACGGTGGCAATTTTCAGGCCAACGTTATTATCTAGATAAATTGCCACGTTTTATTCCTCATCCTTTTTAGTAGTTGTAGTTCCTGGAATTGGCAGACCAAGTTTTTTTAATACTTCGATGTCTGCCTCGGTTATCTGTTGATCTGCCATGTTTACTCCCATGTAGTTAGTACGGTTATTGTCAGGTCTGCCATTAGCAGGCTCCCACTTTCAGCGTTTAGTACTGTAGGCGCTGAAATTTGGGTAACGCTAAATACGATCGCGCTATTTGCTAGCTTGTTAAACACAGCGATCATTGTGTCCTCGATGCCAGCCAAATTGCCCTGATTATCGAAGGCAGGCACCGTCATAGTTATCCGAAAATTTGCTTGTGGCCTAATAGCGACCTGATTAAAGTGGCCGTTAGCAGGCACGATGTAAGGATCAGCGGGCGATACGATAACGCTATTAGCCATAATGGTCGCAGGTGGATAACTAAAGGTCTGCCAGACTCCGGCATTTGCCAGGGCGGTTGCAATAGTTGTCCGTAGGGTTGTGATAGCAGCTGGCATCTGTCAGCCGATCATCGATGCGGGCGATAAATAAGGCGCTAATAATCCACGGATTTTGCCGATAAGCGTATTGCCCATCCGATAAGGGCTTGGCCCCATATCGACTGATACGCCGCCTGTCTGACTGACTTGGCGGGCTTGCCAGATGTCTACTGCCAAAATCATCGCTGCCTCGCGCACGCTGGCTGTGGTGGCGTATGAGGCGGTCTTAGTGTCCTCGCCTGTAGCTGTGCCGTATGGCAGCACGCGCCTAAAGTTTTGGTTAGCCGCTGTCTTGGCGTACTGGATGAAGCTATAGCCTGCAGGGTTTTGAAAATACTGCAGCTGTAAATTAAAGGCTGGCAATATGTTGCCTGTGCCTGTGCTAAATGGGATGGTGCCTGTAATTGTATATAAACCGTTAAATGTCGAACCCGCCCCGGCGATCGTAACTGTCTCAGAAGTAGTAAAGATGCCAGGGTTGGCCAGCATTACGGTAGCTACGTTACTTACTAACGCAGTTCCCACTACCGCAGCACTATCGAACCATAAAAAACTATTGATCTGATCTTGTGCCGCTTGGCAGCATGTTTCGACATCGCTATCCGAATATAAAGAGCCTATGCCTAAATTTGCACGTAACTCAGCGACCGTTACATACGTTGCAGGCATTTTGTTCTCCTTTGTAAAAAGGTCGGTGGGTGCAAGGGCTTAGCACCCACCGACTGCTAGGGATTTGGATTTATGTGAAATTGTAGCGAATTATACCCTTTGGCATTTTCGCGATCGTGGCCATATATCCATATATTGCAACCTGAACTTGAAGGTTAGATACAACGTTTACAGACATGTAAGCCTGTGGTGACTGATAAACGGTAAATGCCTCAGGTGCAAGAATAATTGCTGAGTCATCAACTGTAGTAGTGGCTGCGAAATTCTTATCGACATATAGGTCGAGTCCGAGTACGTTGCCGCGGATGCTGTTATTGAAAACCTGACCAGCATTATTCATAGGATTTGCAGCTGTGTAAATTGGTCGCCCGGTGCTATCTACAGCGCCGAGAAGTAGCTGCCATTGTGAACCATTGGCGATGTAGTTATTAGCGAAGTAACCAGTAGCCTCATAAACCAAACGTGCGGCCTCTGATGTGTAACCAATAATTCCAGCTGATGTTGCAGCCTGTGCGGTTGTAGCAACTGTTCCCGCAGTAATTAGCGCTGCGTTTACTGTTGTGTCAATAGTCTTTAGGTATGCGTTTTGTAGTTGGTTTGTCAATTCACTAAAGAAATTGCCATCACCAAATCCGCGCTCCAAAAGTTCGATGCTAATGGTGTTCATACCTGAGTACTTGGAAACTGTGCCTGAAAGGTAGGCAGTTTCCATGCCTGTGTTTTGAACTGCGCCTGCCTCGGCTTCGACTGTTACAACTGGTGCAACGCCTGTACCGCCACCTGCAGATGTTACAAGTGATGGGACATTTATTGTCATGCCATTTGCAGGCAAGGTGCCACGGCTGCAAGCATCGATGCTAGGTGTGCCGAAGCGTGTGTTAGTTGGGAATTCTGACAAATACTGGGTCGGATTAAAACCTGGATTTGTTGTGAAGCTGTCATCAGCTGCGGTTACGTATAAACGTGAGTCATCGTTACCTAGTGCAGCTTTAATTTTGTGCTCTGTGTATGCGCCCATCGATGTGATAGGTGT